GCCTGTTCACTTACTCCAGTAATTCTATATTTTTCTAGAACAGCCTTAACTTTCTTGGTAGTAAAGCCCATAGAAGATTTCATTAAGTTTGTATTTTCATAAACAAATATTTTAAAGAGAGTATTTCCAAAAACTACCATATCATCTGTTGTTATATCTGCATCAAAGTTTTTATTAAGTTCATCTAGTACTGCTCTACCCTTATCTGACAGCCAATAATTACGCCATGCAGGTAAACCTCCGCCGTATAATGTACGCAATGGTCCAACCTTAAAGAAGTCTCTTATAGCCTCAAACTTACTTGTATCCTCAAGATTATCTAGATCAGTAACTAATTCTTCTTCTGTACGTCCTGATTCTAAGCCAGCCTTATTATATAGAGTAACAAACTTATTAAGAATATTCTTATCCAAATGTGTATCTGACATATTATTGTCACTATTTAGAGCAACCTGTGCAATAAAAGTACCTGATGTTATATAGCGATCCTCTAAATCTACTACCCATTTAGATTCATCTGCTAATTCTTGAGCAAATTTAATTAGTTCTTCTTGTGTATGAGATAATAAAGTAAATAAATGTAAACCTTGGAATTTTTGATCTTCATAATTATATGTACTCAATGCTTCCGAAGGAGTCTTAGCAGCTTTTTCAAGTTCTAAACCTTGATTCATCATAAGACTTAAGAAATCAGTATCAAATTCTCTAGTCCTCAACTCTGGAAGAATTCTAAGTAATGTAATAATCCACCCTAAGTTAGATAATGGAACAGCTGTCGGATTTCCTGTAGTAAGCTTAGTACTATGTCTTTTTGTTTCACGATCATATTGTCCTAAATAAGACTGACCCGATAGAACACCATCATGAATAAATTTAGCTAAGATTATAGGGGTATCTAAAAGTATTTCATACATTGCATCTCTATGTTCTGAGTGTGTTAATAGAGGTGCTAAGAATGTTTTATTAGAAATATAAGGAACAGTACGAGTAGGAGGAAATCTTCCAGTATAATTTATTTCAGCAGCTTTTCTAGTTGACTTACCTTTATTCCACTCTACTATCATTTCTTCAGTTATTGGTATACTTAAAGCAAAGCGTTGGCGGTTTCTAGTTACCTCATCTTCAATTACTCGCAGTAGTTCATGATCACGTCGGGGCGCAAATGAAGTCATATCTCCTGTAATTGGCACAAGTAAAATAGTACTTTCACCTGAAACTTCTTCGAACTCAGTACTTACTAACTTAGCTTGTTCTTCGATTGAGAAAGTATCGTCCTCTAAGGCTCGTCTACTTACTCGCTTATAAGCAATACCAGGAACCATTCCAGCTACTCTGTCAATTATATCTCCACCTAAATCTTGAGAAGTTCTATAGCCGCGATTACCATTACCCATATCGGCAATAGTCATATTCCTAATAGCAAAGTAACTATTTAGTTTTTTATTTAGATCAGCAGCTTGAATATTACCAGCAGAATCAGGATTTGGTAAACCTATTTCTAGTCGTATTCTTTCTTGAATCCTACCACTAAGTTGATTATATCTTTGCATAGCTGCTTCATAAGTATCTTCTAAAAATGTATGTTCTGATACATATGTAATTGTATCTCCACGCTTTTTCTTAAAGCCATTACCATGTATTTTTTTATTTGTTCCAAATTCTTCTATATCTAATTTAGATGAGGCTTCCAGTAGCATTGTAGCTATTCCATGAGCTCTATAGATACTATACTCAGAGTTAGGATCAATTGGATTTTTAAGATCGGCAAGAACCCTATTCGCTGTATCTTGCATTACTACTCTAGTAGTTTCAGTAGTTTTAGTAAGAAGGTGTAGAATCTGAGTTATAACCAAATCTATATTAAAAACAGAATCTTCTATATCTAAAAAAGGAAATACATTATTATTAGGATCTCTTCCAGCCTCTTCAAAAGTTTCTTGAATATTAAGCCATCGTATCCTAGAAGGAAGAGAATCTTTTAATAAGCTGTATGAAATTAATCTATCCTCAGTAATAATACTCGTTCGTTTTTCTATAAAGTCTAGTCTATTGGCATACTTTCGTAGTTGAGTACTAAGTGTACTTAAGTTTGAAATATTTACAGGATCAAATTCTCCATCAGCTATTTTTTTTAGTCGTTCTTCTTTGGTAATTCTTAGTTTAGGACGATAGCTACTATCAATATCTGTAACGAGCGTTTTATCGCTATTCGTAATAAACTCATTAAGACTTCTAATTTCCCCATGACTTAACATAATATTCCTAACCCTAAGTTTACCTAGTTCATCCGTTAGTTTCTGTTTATACTTCTTAAAATATGGTTCAAGTTCGTCAAAGGTATATGCCCTATCTTTCCCATACTTAGCAACAATCCTATTTATTAATCCTGTATTACGTATCAACTCCTGTAATGTACCAAGATTTGCGGTTGTATGATCTGGATCTTTCCACCAACTATCCCATACTAAGTCTGCATTTTTTATTGCTTGTTTCTTATCGTCTTGAACTTGACGTAATTCGGTAAAGTCTTGAATTGTTACATAGTTACCTACTCTATTACGCACTGTTGCAATAGCGTTTTGTGCTTCAACTTGGTTTTTTGATGTACTAGATTTCTGTGTCGTAACCTGTAAATCTTTAGCTCTCTTTTCATATTTCTTTGCTAATTTATGACTTGCATGGATATTCTTATTTCTCTTTTGTTGTATCTTCTTGTTAAGTTTACTTACTCTCTTTGGTGTAGTAGCACCTTTTTCCTTCCCAGTGAATATTCCTTTCGTTCTTATACCATATTTATTTTCAAGATTACTTAATCTTGTATCTACTGATTCTTTTTTATTCTGAATAGATTTAGAGACTGTAGAACTAATTTTATCCCCTGTGATAGTAGTAACAATTTTGGAGGGATTTATTGATATAGGAGATTGTAGATTAGCTATTGGTGTAAAGTTTTGAGGTGTATTAATCTGGTAGTCTACAAGTACAGGAAGAACAGTAACCTTATTCGCGTCTATACCATATTGATTTTTTAAAAGTATTCTATATAGAGAGAGTTGCTTGGTCCACTTCTCGTTATCTGACATACCAAACTTTGTACTTGTAAGATAATCAAGAGTCTTTTTGGTTTTTATATCTATAATTTCAACAGTCTTATTAGCATCATCTACAACCAGCAAATCAACAGTTCCTGCTATACCTAATTCATCACTATGTACAACAATATTCTTAGCCAGGATTCTTTTTCCTGCTCCTTCTATCTCACTCTTTAATTCATTCAGTTGTTTAACATAGTTATTAAACTCTTCTTCGCTCTCAATATAAGGAGTACCATCGTCATTGACATATTCTGCATATGGTTTTACTTCTCCTGTTATATATACAGGAGCTACTTCCCCAGTTAATCTATTATTAAACTCAACGCCAGCTTTAGATAAATCATGAGCATCCGACAACCATCTACGTATTGGAGATTCTGTAATAATCGCCTCGGGATTTATATTAGTTTGTATATACATGTTAAAATCAAACAGGGTCCTTTTTCCCTTCGATACATCTTCAGCCCAGGTTCGCAACATCTTCGCTTGTAAGTCTGTTATGAGTCCTTGCCTCAGAGCAGAATCTATATTTGCAATTAGACCGCCTGGTGAATGATTCTCCTTCATCTCCACCAGCTCTTTCTTGTTCTTTAGTTCTTTTGTTAGTTTTTCTACAGGTTCAGCTGGTGTTTCTTTTAACGGAGTACCCTTTTTATCTCCTGATAGAACATCTCTAGCAATTGTATCGAGATTTGTTCCTACTGTAGCACCATTTTTCACAGCTTGCGTCATTTCTGGAGCAGAAGCAATTACATCTGTAACACGAGTAAATTGTTGACTTGGATCATTTCTATTTACATAGACTGTTTCATCATTTGAAAGCTGTATTACCTGTGCTGCACCTTGAAGTTTTTCAATACTCTCTTGGAAGCTTGATCGCTTTTCAGTAGATTCTTCCTCATTAAGAAGTTGCTTAACATTCTCCTCATCTTCATTAAGTTCTTGTTCTATTTGATTAGCGGGTTCTTCACTCATCTCCTTCTTAAGTGCATCTCCTTGTTCCTTAACCTCCACAGCGTCTTTTAGGACGCTAACATGTGCTTTACTACTAGCTAAGTCTGCATCTTTTAGTGCTTGATTTACTGCATCAGCAGCTTTTAAAACTTCTACACCTTCTTCTGTATTTACCTCTACAAGATCTTCTATTGTTGAAATTGGTACAGTTCCCCATCCTATAAACTCGCTCTCTATAGCATCCATATGCACAATTGATCTAGCTATATTAAGAATCTCAAGTGTGGCTGAATCTTGTATTTTAGAAGGATCAATATTTTCTACTACTTCTTTGATATTTTGTAGTGATTCTTCTACATTACCCTGAGCCTCTAATATTTGTTTTCTTAAAGCTGCCTTACTTTGATTCCCTTTAATATCTAATGCCTTTGCTATTAGCCTAAGTTCTTTTATAGCATCAATACTTTCTAGGGTTTCTTCACTATATCTAGGTCGAGTTACATTTTTAACATCGTTATCAAGTTCCTTAAGAGCATTAATAACAGTTGTATCATGTTCACTTCTAAGACTTATCCGATGATCGCCTATTGCAACAATTGCAGGTTTACCATCTCCGTGTTTACTATGCCAGTCAGCCAATGATGTTCCTGCTATTTCTACCTTTTCTCTTACTATTTTTACCTGTTCCATTACTGTCTCTTGAGCTGGTCCAAATATCTCTAAACCTGCTGCATCAAGAGCTTCTATCTTATTTTCAAAACTAGCTTCCTCCCAATCAATCTTTTCTTTTGCTAGATCTATAACCCTAGTATCATTTACAAGTAACTCTGGTGACTCCGTAGTAGCTTCACTAATAATATTCGCAAGAGTAAGAGTCGATTCACCTGCTTCTTGCCTTGCTACTAACTTATTCTTAAGAGTGGTATAATTTCTTGCAGTAGTTAAAACTCTTTCTACCTGTGTTGATGAGGTAGGATCTAGTGTCCCTAGAGCTACACCAATTGCAGCTATAGTATCCTCAACGGTTACTGGTTTTCCTGTATCGTCTTGTATCTGTAGTTGCTTTGTTACCACTTCTCCCATTATATCTACCATTGCTGGAGTCATATCTTGTCCTGGTGGGAGAACAAGATTCCACAAATATACTATATCTTCTCCTTCAAGATTTAAATCTGTACCTTCAAGTAAATTTAAAGAATTTTCCAATCTACTTGTTGCGATTGTAGCAGTAAGTTCAATTTCTAATATATCGGCTCTAGTTTCTGTAGATTTTAATATATGAGCCGCTACTTTAATACCCTCTCGTATATTTGAAGGAAGTTTTATACGTCTTGGCATAGTTTTATTGCCTACCCAGATACCTAGTCTGGTACCTAATCCAGCAACTTCTCCACCTACTGATGTAATCTTACCAATTGCTGGATTTATTCCAGGCGACAGAAGAGCTTCTACCCAGGCTTCTGTCCATATCTTTCCAATATCATATTCTTGCATTATTCCATAATCTATTTTAGTCATTTGGCTACTTGTTTCAGCTAGACCACCTGTCAATAGTCCTTCACCTGCATTTGCCCATAATAGTGCACGGAGTGGATTAAAATTCTGCACTCCCTTCTGACCCGTAGCTCCAAGTAAATGAGCTGGTAGATTAGAAGGAAGCCATCGACCAACCCTTCTAACCTTATTTGCTCTAGATGTTCTAACAGCAATTCTAGCCATATTAGCCCAACGTTTAAGGTTAAAACCTACTGCTGCCCCTGCTGCAACACCACCTATTCCCCCTGTTGCTGCAGTAAGGGCTAAGATTGCTGCTGTTTCTCCTGCCATATCGGGATCATTTGCTATTGCTTTTACAAAATTCCATACATTTGATGAAAGATGCTTAGCAGTTCCAGATGTTTCATCACTCCATAACATAGACTGTACTATATAATTATCTTGGATTAGTGTATTTGCTCTATAGAACCATTCATCTGCATTTCTAGCTCCCTTAAACCAATCCTTATCACCGCCTAGTTCTGAAATCCGCATCATATATGTGGGTAGCGTTTCCCACATTTTCTCATATAGAGTTAGTGCATCATAATCAGGATGTGGTTCTTCAAGAAAAAGATCAGCAGGTGCTCTCCCCCATTTTGTGAACATGGGCTCAATATGTAAAGCTGGATTTTTTAATACATTAATACCAGCAGCCCATCCCATATAGTTATTTATGTATTCTTTCTTTTCTTCACTCAAACTAGCCCAATCTAGATCAGTACCTTTAAGATCTGCTCTATTCGCAAATATCTTTAATGCTGTATCTTGTTGGGCACCTACATGTTTTGACGTAAAACCAGCCCAATAATCTTTTTGAATACCCATATCTAAACCTTGGAGATAACTCATTGGAGCAAGTATCATTTCCCCTGTCTCAATATCAATACGTTCTGCTAAATAGGGATCCATATCTTCTGTAAAGCCACCTTCATCTTGTACCTCTAGCTCTGAAAACCAGTCCGATCTTAATCTTCGCGATGCTGCATCGTTTGACCATCGTTCTAATGGATGCATTCCAGATGGTTCAGGTCCTATACGAACCCAATCTTCTGGATGCCTTACAGGCTTATGTGTGTATATACTCATTAATTATTTGCTCCTTAATAGCCCGGTATCAGATATTTATGGGGGTATGGTTTACGCTTCTTTGGTTGGACTATTACTCCCTTTAGATCTTCATCTGCAAGAGTCCAATCATTAATTATCCAGGTTCTTCCTAGTGCTCTTTTTCCTTTTGCCCTTAGAAAGAAGTTACCTGGATCATCTATAACCCGTGAACTCATACTAGTAACAAATCTAGGATTACCTCTATGTCCTGCTATAACCGAAGGATCTATAGGATCTGTATCAGGTGCAAAAGCCATATAAAGACCTTGATCTCTTTTTCCTAATGCCTGTGGACTATACCAATCTTGAAACTTTTCAATCATGAATTTATTTCCTATTCCATTTCCACTTTTCCAAGTTTGGCTAAGATACTCAACACACTCAGCATGATAATCTATCATTGTTTTCTCTGGATCTATTTCATTTCTTAAGACAAAAGAAATCATACTATCTATGTCACCACGGTTCATAGTATCAGTGAAGGTGCCTTTTTCTGGAAAGTTTCTTCTTAGGACAGTTCTAATCTTATCCTTAGTCATCTGTAATGCACCATTATTCATATATGACGGCAGTTTATTCCATCTATCAAATGTTGCTACTCCTGAATCAGGATTATCTGCAGTGCCTCCTACCCAACCCGTACCATCAAAAGTAGGAGTATAAGGCGCAAGAATAACATCTAGTTCTTTGCGACTCTCAATCCAGTCTCCGGGCATAAATGTTATACCCCTATGATGAAGCATGATATCAGTCAAGGACATTATATTATTTATATTCATACCTCCACCACGCTCTTGATTCCATAAAGCTGCTGCTATTGTTGCACTAGTAAATGCATTTCTTACCATTTCTTCTTTACCTAGTAACCTCAAAGCATACGATAATTTTGCATCCTCTTCAGTTATATTCTTAGGAATCCATGACTCAGTTGTTCCATCTTCGAGTCGCAACCTAAGATACCCTTCTATACCTCTTAATAACTCTTCCCGTGTCTCTTCCCAAGTAAGACTTGGATCTATTGCTCCAATTGATCGCATAGTTATTACAAACTCATCTAATGAAGTTGCTCCTAAAGCTTCTATACGTTCTTGTCTCTCAGTCCCGAATTTTGGAATCTCAATATCAAGTGGATCATAATCTCCCTTTATTTTCCACGCCATAGATAGGTTTAAATCTTGTATAGCATTAGATTGAGTACTATGAAGTACTTTGTCTATATCTGAAACAGAACTAAGACGAGTAACTCCTAGCAGTAAGGAATAGAATTCTTTTTGGTGATTATCAATCCAGTTTGCATAGCTACGTGCACTCGCTTGCGACAGACCAGGACCCCATTCTTCACCCATAACAGGAAAAAGAAGTTCTAACATCGTAGCAAGTTCTCCTGATACTCCCTCTCTTCTAAGTACATCCCCAAGTACATTTTCATCATTTCGCTTTCTACCTCCTACTGCAATACCCATTAAAAAGTTAAAGGCACCCTCAACCTGTGATTGTTTAGTAGGATCTTCTTCTTCTTCTGCTTCGTCTAATCTTTGCATAATACCCATAGCTATTTGTAGTTTATTACGGAATGCTCTAGGAGGTTCTCCCCCACTTTCCCAGTGAATTAGATGTTCACCATATGTTATACCAATGAACCGTTCCATGTAAGCATTAGAAAAATTAGAATAGTTTCCTGAAGCTAGTATGGATTCAAACTCTTCCCAAGATCTTGGAATAGGTATACCTTCCATTGAAATCCCAGCCTGTCCTAACTCATTTTCTAACCCACTTAGATAATCAATATAAGCACCCCTAAATGAGTCTCTTTGTGTTTGTATGCCAGTAAAGTTAGGATTTTGAGCAGCTGTATAAGCGATTTGATCTCCCTCTATAATCTTATTAAAGTAATTATCGTTTGTAGTATGAGTCCACCCAGAATTAGCTTTAGAAGATGCATCATCAATAGACATCATATCGTTATTAAGAGATGAAGAAGAATTACTACGGTCTATTAAGGAATTTCCTACTCGTTCAAACTCAAGAAAATGATTCTCTTGTTCTAAAGTCATTCTATCATTAATAAAATCAGAGACTAGCTGTTGGTGAGAAGTATAGTCTGTACCATGCCACTCATTAAAGTTTTTAACTGTTGCCCACATTACATTCTGTCGAGTAATACCAGCTGTAATATCTCTATTTTCATACGCTTTTATTTTATTATCAAGATATACAATTCTTCTTTTTCTCTCTTCTTCTGAGTATTGGGATACACGACTATATATTGGATCTTCTTGTAAGCGTCTCATTATATCAAATCGCCTTTGTCTCTCTTCTAACTCTAGTCTCTCTTCATTTGCCTCTTCTTCTGTTATCTCTCCTGCTTCTTCAGCTTCATCTATATTTTCCATTTGTCGAGAGAGTTGTTCTTCTAGGGGTATGTCTGGATCAAATCCCTCTTCTTCGGGTAAAAGACTTACTGTCATCCCCTCTGGAAAATCAGATGGAAATTCACCTTCAGTCATAACATTAGGATCAGGAATAAAGGAAGACATATCACGGAATATTTCAGGAGCTAAATCTTTATAAGGCAATCCATTAGCTTCGAAGTCTTGTATATCCCAACCATAATCTTGCACTAGTTCATAAGCAATATGTCCTCTTTCTTCAGCTCCCATTGCTTTATCAAAAGATGAAATCAAATGAGTTTTCCTTATTTCCTGCTGTTCTAATCCTGTATAGTTAGCTATCTCATCTAATAATTCTTCTTTCATTTCTTCAGTTACTTCAGGATATGGTATCTTTTTATTAGGCGGCTCAATTACTCTTGGTGCTTCTTCTCCTAATTGTTGATAGCCTTCTTCTAGAGCACCCATTACTTCTGGATCCTCCATTCCAGGCATACTATGTTGACCATTACCCATATCCACAACCTCAAAAAGACTAATAACATCCTTTATCGCATCTGCATCAGCTCCCGTAGCCTGTGATGCTGCTTTTTCTAAAATTAGATTATGCCCTCTATCAGACAATCCTACTCCACCATCATATAGTTTAATTAAGTTATCCGCTTCGCCTTCTCTTGCAACTCTATTATCTAAAGTCTGTAGACGCATACGTGCTTGATTTGCTGCATCTTCTAGTTCTTCTTTAGTATAAGTATAACTCATTATAACTCCTTATTGCCACCGTGTTGGTTGTCCTGTACCCATTGGGGTTGATTGTCCATGAATTCCGCCCAATGTAGGTTCTAGTGAAGGCTCTGATGAAGGCATCTGCTCTACAGCCCACGCCAAAGGATCAATTACCATACCTACCGCTACATCTTTTATACTCTTAGGAATCTCTTTTATAAATAAGAGTCTATCTTTTGGTGATATTCCCGTTACGGCTCCTACATACCACATTAAATCTTTCGCCTTCATATTCTTTAGAGTAAGCTCTACACCCTCTTCACCACCCGCAAGCATAGTTCCAGCTCCTATCATAAACTCTTTTAACCAAGGTCCTTCCCAGCCCTCTGTAAGATCTCTTGGATCAGCTTCTGAAAAGGTTCGTAATATATGAACCATATCAAGGATAGCAAGAACCCCTGCCCCAGGACGGGCAAATCTAGCTTTCATAGATGCTTTACCAAACTGTTTTTTGGCTGCGTCTAATCTTACATTCATCCTACGTAATCTTTCAGTATCTATAATATCCCTTTTACTTGTACTGGCTCGGACTTCTCTTGCAAGCCTGTCGAAACTTATATCTTCCATCATAGGTTTCTGGGCTAGATCTACCTGATGTTTTGCCATAATATCTTCTATCTTGCGATTAGTATAATCCCCAGAATTTATCTTAGCTTCTTGTATTGAATCTCTAGCCGCGGTCTCAATTTCTGCTGTTTTTCTCATTCTGTCTCTAGTTTCGAAATGAGCCTCAGAAGTAGTAAGTTCTCCACGCTTTATAGCAAAGTCATCTTGCCATCTCTGCTCCCTTAGAACTTGAAATTTTGTATCTCTTACCCACTGCAGACTCTTACCTGTACGATTTGCCAACTCTACATCAGACAAATTCATATTGTTTCTTACTGTTTCATAGGAGGATAGAAATATGGGAGTAGCATTGCGTGACCAATTCTTCTCTGTATTATATAGACCAGCTGCTAGACCAGTTCCAACTACTCCTAGACCAATAAGCTCCAGAAAGTGTCTATTAGCTATACCCATCTCTTCTTCTTCTTGTACCATCTCTTCGTCACTAGATAGTTCTACTAGAGGAGAAATATCCTGAGGTGTACTTTCTCTAGGGTTTTGTTGTCCAAGTGTTTCTATAAAAGAAACTAGCTTTGTTGGATTAGCTCTCCAGAAATCTATTCCGAATTTTTCAAGTATAGGATTATTTTTTATAGGTTCTTTTATTAGTGAAGGAGTATCTTCAATAGGGTCTTTTATTAGTGAAGGAGTATCTTCGATTGGATCAATCATCTTCTATATACCTCTCTACTTGAGATCCTTCTAGGGATGCTCCCTTTTCTGCTCTATCTAGGTATGCACTTCCTCTATCAAAATAAGAATCAACAGTTTCTTGCCACTCACCTTTCCCCATAGATATCTCAGTATCTTGAAGACCCAGTGCATCTCTTTCCATAAGATCATCAGCTTGTTTCCAGAATCTCTCATTCTCTGCATGATCGTATGTTTTTTGTATTTGATCATTCATCCTTTTATTCGTCTCCGTCTTTTTCTTTTTCTTATACATAACCAAACTCACATCTTCCACAGCCCCACCAATAGCTTTCCAAGTTTGTGTAACCATTATAGCTAGAGTATTATCTAATCCTCCTACAGTTCCTCTATGGATCTGAGCAGGAGCATTTCTGTTAGCTCTTCTGAATCGTGGATCAGTAGCTGCAAAAGTAGGAGAACCTATCTCTACGGTAGGATCTACTACTTGTACTGGTTTGTTTTGTTTAGCCATTATAGTGTTCCTCTCTTACTAAATAAGTCAACTATTTCTCCCAAAAGTTTACCACCCTTCTTTAGAATATCTTCTGTAGCTACTTCGTTTTCTAATGCTAGAGACCTGAAACCTTTTTGTATTACTTCAGAAAAGGGCTCATCTTTTATCTGAGCTTTATTTACAATTACTCTTGCTGCTTCTTCTCTTCCAATAAGTCCACTCTGGAGTCCAATAAAAGCATCGTTAATACTTTCATTACGTTGCTCTACTAGTTTCTTTCTAGAGTGCTCTACAACGGGGCTAATAAAAGACATCATAATATCTGAGCCTTCCATATTAACATGATATTGTTCATTCTTATTAGGAGTACTTCTCTCTAATTCTGGATGATCCGAGAGTCCCTCATTTAGATTGATTGCAGATAACCACTCACCTGTAGGTGTGTTTATTCCTATCCTACCATTATCATCTATACCCATAAATTCCCACTTATCATTACGTTCGATAGTCATTATATCTTCTAGGTGCTGTGTTTTAGGAACCATAGGATCTAGATACATATCCTCTTTTTTAAAGAACTCAAGTGCTCGTTGTTTTAGATTTGTTTTGTAACCCAGTGTTGCTGTGTGCATTGTATCTGCAGTAGCAAATTGATCTAAAGCTTCTAGAGTAGGAGCAAAGTGATCCTTAACCTCATTACTCCACGTAGTACTTCCATCCCGAAGAAACGAAAGTTTCTCAAGAGGATCAGAGATACCTATTAAGGTTTGGTCAATATCTTTTATCAATGCAGTCGTTGTTTGTTCTGGTGTCAGTGGAGATATTTTACCCAGTATTTTCCAATACTCTTCTCTATTATTTTCTGTAATAGTAAAAGTAACATCATTTAAGAAATCTCTATAAAGATCATCACCATCATACTTCGAGATGTAATCTCTAGCTTTCTCTAGTTGAGCATCGCTATATTCTTTCTGTACGATCTCACCTATCTCTGGTTTCTTTAAAAAATCTAATGACATATAGTTTCCCTTTCTACCTGTAAAACCCAACTATCGGGCTTATGCTTTAGCTGCTGCTCCTGCTACACTAGAAACACCGCCAGCTATACCTTGTATTAGAGCCATCTTATAAGCATCGCTAGGACTTGCTCCAACATAAGCACCAGGTCTAAACTGTGCAGCAGGAGTAAAGCCAAAGTCTCTTGTAGCTAGTGTTTGTTGATAGGCTTGTTCTCGCATTCGTCCCTTAAGTGTTTCGTTTACGTTCATATTCTCTCTTGCTTTATAGTAGTTCTGCATAGAACTACGAAGTAAGGCTCTAGCTGTAGCTGATTTTGCTCCTACTCTAGATACAAGTTCTCCTCTAAGATTGCCATAAGCCTGTCTCATACCTTTTGATAGCTCAGACGCTGCATTCTGATGTCTAAGATTATCCCAGAACTTAGTCTTTTCGCGTACAGATAATGCTTCTCTTGCTATAGCTTTATTGGTTGCCCACCTTTCAGCATGATTAAGAGTATCAAACCAAGCAGCATTGGCAGCAGTTTCTGCACGAGTTATCTCTTGCATTCTCCAGTTTTCGCGATCTATCATCGCCTTAACTCTAGCCTGTTGAGCTCCTGCGAAAGCTTGAAGGAGGACACTACCTCCCATTACATATAATGCTGGCATATTTCTATCCTCCTATACATTACCATCGTCTTGAATTTACTTCCCATACACTTCTAGGACCACTAGGTATTCCTCTATTTATAATAGCTCCTGAAACCTTATCCCCAAAACATCCTAGTACCCTATTATCTGACAGCCACTCCTTAACTATCCTATCTTTTTCTTCTTCCTTATTCTTAGCAATAACCGTATCTACATCTAGGTGTAGTATATCATACCAATGTTTTACTGCTGCCGCAAGTACGTCTACCCTGTCATCTCTAGCCAATGCTCCTCGGGCATCATACAGCCGTGTGAGCTGTTTCTGATTCTCTTCGACTGATATAGCCTTTCTGTCAAAGACCAGCCTGTGCTGAGCCATGACGGGCTCTATAGCGTCTAGCATTCTCGCTTCCTTCCGACCCATTACACGATACTCCTCGATGCCTAAGGATGATCCACATACCTCTACAGCTACAGGAGCTAAGAGTTGGCAGAACATGGCATCACCGAAGTTACTCTCTACATACAGAGATTTAATCTCGTAGCTACGGGCTAGCTTAGCTATCTGCATCAACGTAGCCTTATCGTAGCCACCGCTGTAGCCTAGTAATTCATGTATGAATATATATCCATTAGCAAAGGATGAGATACAGACTCCTGTTTCATCTCTACCCCTACCTGAGGGGTCTATAAACATCACGGTCTGTAGATAATCTGTAAAAGTATCTGAGATCCACATGGGTTCGTATACCATATCTCCCGCCATCCCAAAGGAGGGAACTTTCTTCATTGGCATAGAGTTAGCCCATACTATTTTTTCTGGACAGATGTCTTTGTTTACATCTATTACGATTAAATCTGATAATCGAAGAGGATATTTCTCTGCGTCTGCTAGAGAAGTATCTAGTTTATAGTGTAGAGCAAATAACCTGGGACCAATCTTAGCCTTACGATCTAGTAATACATCTAAAGGGAATCGTTCTGGTTGTGTGGGATCTCCTGCTTCACCGCCTATTTCCCATACCCATTTATTGATATCTTCACATTCTGCTGCATTACTCTTGTCTGGGATTACAGAAGGAAACTTTGTAACTGGGTATCCTTCCTTTAGTTGGTTATAGATAGAGTCTCTAATCTGAGGGGTTCCTAGAAAGATCACTCTTCCACCTACGTTTCTAATTTGCTCAAACTCAGACACCTTATTAAGAAGCCTATCTCTTGCACTTGTTGTTTCACAGTTACCTTCGATCTCTACATCGTCTGCTATCACATACTCTGCATGGCTTCCTGTTAATTGACTTGAGATACCTCTAGCAAAGCATGACTTATCTTGCCCTGTCTTTGAACGGCACTCTACATTAAAACCAAAAGCATTATCTGTAGTATTATCGCCTGGTTTTAGGTGCTGGCAATAAGGTACTAGGTCTAGAATCTTACGGGTCATGCTAATAAATTCAGCTGCTTTATTACTTGTAGCAGAGACAACCATGATTGTTGTATTAGGATCTTTAAGTAGAAACCAAGATGCGAGACAAGCTGTGATTACAGACTTACCGAAACCACGACCTGCCTGTAATTGGATGTCTCCATCATCACTTGTAAGAGCATCTGCCATTGCATATTGTGCAGGAGTAGGTTCACCAATTCCTAAGTATTTGAAACATCCCCAGAGGTGGTTCCTAAAGTCCTCTAGCATTTCTTGAGGTATATTCACGAAGCTTCTTTTCGAAATGGTATGCTATCTCTAAACCTATCCTCTAATATAGTCAGGGTTTCATTAGGTATAGAGTCAAGTTGATCTCTATTATCCGTAATAATGCCACGAACTACTTGATACAATCCTGGTGTACACTTAGAAGAATCATCTAAATCTTCAAGCATTCTTTCTATAAGAATATTTTGTAATCTTTCTATTCGTTGTTTCTTATTCACTGTTAACTCCTATTATAGCGTAGCTATATTATGCTCAAATATATTATTTATACCATCCAAGAATCTCGTTTTGTTATGTAGTTCAGTAGATCCTACTCGCCGCCAAACATTATTCATAATAGCGGTATTTTTACAAATAGAAACATTAGTTTCAAGATCTGCATTATCCAGATACATTGGATATGGTCCTCCATATATCATGTTATTAGTAATAAGTGCATTTTGGATTACTTCACCATAATCTGTAGCTCCACCAAGACGAATATTATACATATTATAAGCTCCATCATAGCAGCTTATATTATTTCCGCTTATAAGCAGATTAGTAATAGTAGCAGGACCGCTTCCACCATAAAGAGAAACATATATACCAGCATTTGCAGCAGCCCCTGCATTTCTAAGGTTCCCATTCGTTGGATGCTCCCAACCAATATAGTTATCAAGGTAAGCTGTTCTTGGTGTATTTACTATTGTATTATTACTAAAAGTTAAACCCTCAACCTTAGTAACAGTACCACTAGTTATTACACTATACGTGATTCCAGTATGCCACGTACTTACATCATTGTTACTTATATCTGTACCTTGCACAGTAGATGAAGTAGTAGTACTTCCTCCACCCTCTCTTACTTGTATACCAGTATGCCACGTATCTCGAACTGTATTATTACTAACTATGGGTCCATTTACTACGTTATTCCCACTTAAAAATCCTTGTCCTCGGTTTAGCACATCTATTCCATCGTACACTATAGGAAGAGCTTTACCAACCCAATCAGAGTTTACTACATCTCCCAATGCATAATCATGACCCCCGTCTTTAGCAGTTCCTGTTCCTAATGAGTTATAGGCACCCTCTACTGCGGGTACCTTTTTACCATATATTCTATTACCCTCTACACGTATATTAGCACCCCATAGTTTTATTCCATACCATGTTCCAGAGGTACTAGAGTTCCTATAGTTGTGAAGAGTAGGGCTTATTGTTCCTAGCTGAATATCATTATCTATAACCGTAATATTAGTGATTATATCAGAGTCAGTCCTTATTGCTGCGCCAACATCTCTAAACTTGCAGCCTGAAATTAGTATATCACTACTAGATTGTCTTATAGTAGATGCAACAGTGTAGTAATCAAACTTAATAGCATTCCTACACCCAATAAAAGTACAGTCTTTTATAGTAATATTTCTAGAGGTAGTTACAACTATACCATCAGCAACAACATTTCTACTTTTACCTACATTTCTAAACGTACAGTTTTCAAAAGTTACATCATTGCACCAGTATAGTGGTACTGCCTCACTCCAATTATTGAATGTGCAGTTTTTAAATGTTAATCCGTTCATATATCTGAATCTACATGCATAATTCTCTTGTATAGAAAGAAAACCTAAAGATCCCCCATCTGCTGCTGCAGAAGAAAACTCAGGAGTATTCCAGCCACCTGCTCCGTCATCTCTTCCTTGTAGACCATCAACCCATTCACCACCATCACCAAATCCCATCTGAGTTCTAATGACATTTGGAGGATCGGCTGGATGAATAAATCCATATGAGACACCATTAATATCTGTATGGTATCTTGGAGTAAATGCTGCAGTTGCATTATCTACAATATCTATTCCATCCATCCGCATAACAAATAATTGTCCTACTGGAAGATTATGATTCTCTGGTAAAGTAACTTTGAAGTATCCATGAGTACCGCTACTAGCATTGATTCCAACAATTGGATCCGTTCCTAGTTTCCAAGCTCTGCCTACTGTATTGTTAAAAGTAACATTCTCAAACGTAACGTTCTCACACTTAGGAGTTATCCCTCCCGTAAAATGAGTATATGTGAAGCCAGATACTACAAATGTACCTGTATTTTCACTTACATCAACATTATCTACCAAAGAACCTTTGATCTTTGTATTGCCATTCTCTCCTAAATGGGAAGCACTAGCGCCGTTTCTTTGTGTTAAAGTTAGAGTACCAGTACTAGCTGCAGCTAGCATCCATTTAGTAAGTTCATCGTTATTATTTATAGCATGTGCTATATTAGCTGCATAATCTGTACCGCTATCATCATGGTCCCATACAATTGGATCAGCTTCGGTTCCATCACCGTCTGCATATGCAGAACCAGCTTTTAAATGCCACTCTTTTTGATCTGCTGTAGTTAGAATTAATGTTTTATCTTCAGCATTGTCAAGATCTGCAGTAACACTTCCTCCTGCACCAAAAGCAAGACTTGCTGTAGCCGTTGTAGGAACTGGATTATCGTCGGCAGCTGTGCTAGGTCTCAGTGTTTCTATTTCAATACCGTCTCTATCATAAGTATATAACAATGGATACTTTAGATATATCTTTTGGTAGTCAACCCTTGTTACTACGTTCATCTCAAACGTGGGATAAGTATATCCCGAAGAATAGTCTCTTTGATCTGAGGATAGTGGTGCTGCATTTATTTCTATAAGACTACCTGGAGGAAAGTTTTGGACATCATCTACAGGGATTTCCGTGTCTCCTGCATTTATTACTGCACTTGTAGTAGTAGTAAGGGCATCTACCTTCGAAGATTCTTTAAGGTTCCAAGCTTCTAAAAGTCTCATTGCTGAGGTAGACGAATGTCCAAGGGAAAGAGTTCCGTTCTCTATTTTCATATCTCGCTTGCACGGGATAAACAGATTTTCAGATCTTAGTGTACTAGCAATACCATAGTTATTATTTGAAGCAGCATTAACTGCAGCCTGAACAAAGGCAGGAGTATGCCTTACATGACTACATAGATAGTTAGCTCCTTTTAGATCTAAAGTAGCCACAGTAGTGCTACTTGTATTTCCATTATGTCCAAATGTAGTGGAAACTAGGGCAGTATTAATTTCTGTACTATCATCACTACCTTCAGCGGCTGTCGCATGAGTAGAATCAACACTAGTACCATCTGCATCTGCACCATTTCCGGGAATAATAGCAAATGATGTAGAACCTTCGGATGATGCGTCCCATCTAGTTCCATTAAATTTTAAGAAGTCATTAGTACTAGCACCTGTTGTAGCATCATTTTCAATATCATCTAATGCAGCTATACTATCACCTGTTGAAATAACTTTATCTGTACCAAGGTTATCTGTTTTGTTTAGGTCTACTTTTTTCCACGCTTCAGTATGATCCCAATATAACATTTGTCCTGCTGGGTCACTGGTATCGTCATCAACATCAGCATCCACATCAGCCAATTCCGAAAGCTTAACTGCATCTGTTACAGCATGTACAAATGCTGTAGTTGCTACCGAAGTATCAGAGTCAGCTGTTAATTGTGTTGTCGCTAGTTGGCTTGCATGAAGAGCCGTAGTACCGTCTGTTCTAATATATGAACTACCATCAACAACTATCCAAGCTGCACCAGTATATCTAATCGTATCATACTGTGATATGGGATTAAGACCTCCCCATGATGCAGAGGCGGTTGTACCAGTGCCTGTATGTGTTACTGTATCTCCTGTCGCAGGTGTGCCGTATAAACTATTATAGAATGTTTCTCCTGCCGTACTTACCATATCACCAGCACCCTTAAAAGTAATACCAGCACCTACACCGTCAACTAGTGCTTTAAGTTCTTTACCTTGGTTTGCTGATAATGGTTTTGTAGTAGACGTAGACGTTAAACTGTCTTGAGTATCTGCCTTAACACCGCTAGATCCTTTAGTAAGAGAGTCTCCATCTAGATCTAATGTAAGTTTACTAGCAGTAGTACCAGCCCCTGTTATACCTTCTTCTGTAGTGACATTATAGAAAGCCTCATCAATAACACCAGCTGAATCGAGAGGACAGGTACCTGAAGGAGTTCCTAAGAAAGGATCTAGTTTGATTTTATTATCTTCTATGACTGAATTTTCTTGAGAGATATGCAATAGTTGAGAAAAGGCTCGATTAAGTTGAGCAGCTGTAATATGAGAACCTGACATCCATGAGACATAATTTGTGATGTCTTGTGTTTTTCTGAGGATATAGACAGTATCTGTTGTTGGAGAGAATAAAGGTAATACAGTTGCTACACCTGCTCGATAGAAGGTATAATCTGCTGCTGTATCTGACATAATAACCCTACTTCCTTCAATACGATACATCGTACTACCAGAAGAGTTAGTTGCTGGGATTGTCCAAGCATTCCATGTATCAGCAGCATCAACTATAGGAGTAATAGACGAAAAATCTGCTTGTCTTACTACTATAATTTGATCAGCTACAGATATACCACTATCTAATGTAAGGTAGTCGGTTACATCTACGTACCAATCCTGTGAAGGTGGATCGGGTAACCACTCTGCTGCGGTTGGTGCATATAGCACTCCGGAAGGGGTGCTTTGATTATCGTATACCATTATTATTCTCCTTAACGTCTCTCAAGTAAACTATCTCTCTTATTGAATTTTCCTCTAAATTCAACATTAGTAATATTAAAAGGAGTATGATACTCCGATTCTATTTTAATTTTTAACTCATTAGTTAAACCAAATATTCTAACCAAGAACTCGCCATCTGTTTCGATAGGAGACATGGGTATTTCAGCATCTATACCTGTTACATACGGTGTAAATGGGAACTGCTTAGTTGCTTTATTTCTACGTGTAATACTTAAGTCATAGCTTCCTGTATTACTATGTCTAATAGACATGCTTCTTAGATTGAGTATACCATTAACAATATTATTCTTATCATCCCTTAAAAATTGTTCAGATAATTCGATAGAAGATTTATAGGATGCTCCAAAGGTTAATGGATATTCGGCTGTATTCCCTGTAATATAACATACCGTAGTATTAGCTCCTGTTGCATTACTAGAAACATCAAATACTCTTCCGCCTTCTTCATGACTTTGCGTAATGATAGCTCTATTAATACCCGCACAGTCGTAAGGTAGCGTATATTTTGTATTATCTGTAGTATCATCATAAATTCCATTAGATCTTATAATTGAATTATCAAGGTAAGGAATAGAATAGTCAACATCTGTTGTATCTACTGGCATTCGTTGTAAGTATAAGTTTTCACTACCTAGTGTACAGACTATATATAAGTAATTATCAAAAGTAATTAGGTTTTTAATATCTGTACTTGGGTGTAATACATGTCTAAAGAATGCATTCTGTACTACTTGATCTCCTGCAAATCTATTGATATATACATATATATTATTAGATGATTCTTTATCTGTAAAGAAGATTGAGTTGTGTGCTGGAGAGGTAGTTACTATTTCTACTTCTGCTGGTAGATAATCAGGACAGTGTGTAGATACATCTACAGCTTGATTAATATTAGTTTGAGCTTGTCCAAAGTAAATATATAATCTTTTCTTATCAAAGAAATATATCTGATTCCCCATAAGTTGTGGATCAATAGTGGCAATAGAAGAATAGAAAGTAGTAGGTGCAATTTCTGCTGTGAATGGCGTGATCTGGTTCTCTGATCCTATCAATTCAAACTGAGTATCTCCACTAGTATTAATAAATAAGTAATCATTAAAAGGAATCATCGAAGTAATCGGTGAATACTTATTAGCACTAACACTTAGATCAATAGGATCTGATGCAACTATTTCTCCCGGATCTGCTATCCAGAAGTTATCAAAATCTCCCATACGGCTTGTAAACATTACATCTCCAGAAGACATGAATAAGCGATCTCTATAAAAAGACATGGAACTTATTTCTGCTTGTCTAGCAGAACCATCAGGAAACTTAAAGGGACTAGGACCTGGATTTGATTCGCCAGTACCACTAGTTCTTACATCCCACCCAACTGTTTTTAAGATCCACTCTTCTGTAGAAGGATCATAGTCTAACTGCATAGGCATTCTACGCTTATCTATGCATGACATACTATCTGGAGTTCGTACTTTATGTAAGTATGGCTGTTTGTCTACACTCCTAACTCTATAATATCCCGGTAAAGTAGTACCATAAGTTTGAGCAAAGAAAAATACCTTGCCTTTACCCGCCGAATTTCCGACAGTTGGATATAATTCTCGTAGCATAGTCTCAGCATTATTCCGATCCTTTATATCACTCGGATGCGGAGGTAATCTAAGTTTTGTTAGATCAACTACAGATTGCCCAAGGTGGGGTTTGTCAGGATCAGGATATACATTATCCTTAACCGAAACAAATTCAGTTGTTCTATAAGAACCATCATCGTTTAATGCACTGGTCCATTTATTAATAGTCCATTTTATATTCGCAGGAGTACCAGAAGTAACAACACATCTAATTTGTGTACCTGCTTGTATATCTGTTATCGCAGTAGGAGAAGAAGCTTCATTATAGTCATCCTCTAGATAAAAGGAACCCCAATCACCGTGAGGAGTACCACCCTCTACTATATAATATGTATCTCCCAATGTAGGAGTAATAGCCGGATCTAAAGTAATATCAATTACCTCTCCTTTGTCCACATCTTCTCTATAAAGAGAGGATGGTGATTTATTCTCTGGTCCTATTACTGCCGTATCTCCAATATTCTGATCTACTTGCCAAATACCATAGATAGCACCATCTGTAGTATCAGTAGGATCAATAACCTGATCCCCAGAAACATAATTACTATATCGTGTCCATATAGTTGCTATCCCTTGCGGGTCTACAGAAGAGGATGTCTGGTAATCTACTTCTAATCCCAGTTTATCTTCTTCCGCTGAAGGAAGACCGTCTAGTCCAAATAACGTTGTTGTTACTCCATCTGAAGTAAATCCTGCTTTAACTTCGGTATTTAATAGTAGTAAACTTGTGCCAATTGCCACAGACTTTATACTATCCTGTCCCATATTAAACCCATACCGTAAATAGTCTGTACAAATAGGATCTATGGAGATTAAAGAAGGATCTGTCTTTATTAGTTGTCCATTATGTAACTTATAAATAGATAATAAGCTACTTGAATCAGTAGCAGATCTATCTAGAATAATTAAGAAGCGTTCTTTTTGGCTGATTGTAAACCAATGATACCATAAAGAATCTTTATTAACACCTAGGGAGGTTATGGAATCATTTGTATTCAGAACCATCTCTATACCCCTGCGTCTTTCTACAGATCGCTCTAGAGTACAGTATATGTTATCTAGATTTTCAGCCTCCGAGGGCATTCTCTTAGATTGAGCTTGTCTTCCTACGCCCCCCGATAAAGTATTGATGGGGATTGTAGTCGATATAAATTTAGACAAAACTTATAGTCCCTTATGTCGCCAATAACGGTGTCTATTAGGATCATAGGCTGAGCTATTGAGACGACTTAGTGCTTGGTTCATCACAGTACTTCCCGAAGAGAATATAGAAACCCGAGCATCATTTATATCTGAAGCCTTTGATCTAGATTTATGGATAGCCTCAAGATCTGCTAGGTATCTATCGGTTACATCATCTCCCTGTACTATGAGTTGATATTGTCTCATAGCAGAAGCAAGAATACCCCTTTGTGCGGGTGTTGGAAGATCATCCCAAGATAATTCAAAGATAATTTCTATGTAATAATCTGTGCTTGCCTTCCAAGAATAAGTATTATCAGTAATATTAAAAATCTTTTTCTGACGATCAATACCTACTTGGATATTGCCATCTGTATCTACGTGATTTGAGATCAGTTCTCCAGACAGAGTATTTTCTGGTAAGATAATATCTCCTGCAGTTTCTAGATTATATTTTTTGACGTACTTATTACTAGCTAAACCTCTGAGTTGGTGGTCTTGGGCTGTTTGGTCTAAGATAAACTCAGACAACTTAGTATCTACACCTGACTCATTTTCAAGATCTGCTACTAAACTTTCTCCTGCAGCTAATAACATTTGATTGACTGCATCTAGTCGTGAGATACTTCCCATGATCACCTCCTCCTTTAAAAAAAAGGTCCCTTACCCCAAAGAGGCAAGGGACCCGATGTATTATAATAATAAAATTATAAACTATTACTCACACTACTGTGTACTCACCGTGTCCAGCTGCGCCAGCAAGATCGAGCACTCCAGCAGCTGCAACCTCTGTACGAGTTGGATCTGCATCCGTAGGATCGTACCCTGTAAATAGAGCACAACATTCTGGACGAAGAACACCAGTACCGTTCATTGTTGAAGCAACAGTGAACTGCGTGTTACGACGAATGTCATCTACAGTATCTACCTTCACGCCTTGCAACTTAAGAGAAGCAATACATTCAGGTGTCCATATAGCAGCACCAACTTTAGCAGCAGCAAAGTCAAGACCGTAACGATCTTCACCAATACTTGTCGCACTTTCGCCTGACTCATCAGTTGTCATAATGTGATTACTCTTAACAATGGTAACACCCATGTAAACAAGGGTATCCTGAAGCTTAGCCATTCCCTGTGTAAGGGGAGCACCCAAACCAGTACCGAATCCACCTACAGCAGATCCGTTGAACATAAGTTGGTTACCACCAGCCGCAAGTTCAGTATTTACTCTGGCTACACCTAACGCACGGATATCCATGAACGCTTGAGGATTAACAGCACAGTAAACTTGACCTGCGTCAATGTTATTGCTTTGCAAGTGAACTAAGAACTTCTCAAGTGCTTGAAGTAGTTCAAGAGCAGCATTTGTACGAAGTTCGAGATCAGCCCCTGCATCCCACAGACCACCTAGGTGATCTGAATTTGCTTCAACTGAGCCACCGTAAATAACAGTATCCAATCCCATTTGAGGACGAGGATCTGTTGTTGCACCAAGTTGATTGGTTGCGCCAGCTCGACAAAGGAATGACCAGATTTGTTTATCACGAGCATTAGCAAGTGCTAGACCTGCTTGTCGTGCCAACTCTGCTCGGTATTCCCACTGAGTAATCATCAAGTCGATGTTATCAGTTTCGAAGAATGCAGCAATCGGACGAGCATCAAGATGCACGGCGAATGTGGTTGACTTTGCGTCTGTTCCACCTACTAGTTCTTCACCAGCTGCCCAAGATGCCTGAATATCAACTGTTCCCGTGATTGGGAATTGCATTGAACGCCCACTTGCTATTGTTTTACTTGTTACCAAGTTTTCAAACATATTGTATTCATCATAAGCATGAATAACTTCTCCCGACCAAATCGGGAGCCATAATTTACCAGCACCTGAACCACCGCTTTGACTAGTACCTGACGTTACCGCCGATGTACTATCACGATAGGTTAAACTTGTGGCTGGTAGGTCCCCATAGGGACTTCCTACTGAAGTCATAATATTTCTCCTTTGAAAAATTAAAAACTATGTTAATATATTAGCAGAAAAACATATAACATAGACATCAATTGTTCCCGAGGAGTATCTATCTATGGTATCCAGAATTCCAAGTACCTTTATTCCGTGTTTGCGGTTAAGTTACTATGAGGAAAACCTTCAAATTATAACTAAAGTCTGCTTTCTTTAGTTACGTAATTTATTAAAATCAGTACGTTGCATGCGCTCTTCAACAGCAGCACGGAACGTTCTATCTGTCTTGAATCTAGGATTATTTCTATCAGCGTAGAATTCACGCTTTGTTTGATAGGCTACGTAGCCTGTCTGTGCTACAGAACTAGGCTCTCGCCCTTGTAAAGGACCAGGCTCACGACCTTTCGCAGCCGATCCTATACTCGTAGTATACATATCATTTAGTCCCCTAAGGGTAATCTCAGAAGTTGGACCAGAGAGTCCAAAGTTAATTTGTACTTGTTCTTCGTAGCTTAGGTTATCTGCTGCCCATTTGAATAGGTTATCTAGCTGCTTCCTACCTCCTACAATAGAAGCTGACTCAGTATATGCTTCTCGCATCTTAGCTTTCTGAGCATCTAAGAAATCATCAATCATATTCTCAGTGAATCCACTCTTCTCTCTAATTTCTACTCTAGTTTCCTCACTAAGATCACCATTAACTGCTACTTCCATACCCCATGTATTCCAATCATCTTCTGTAATACCAGAGGGGGGTAAATCAGTTGCTTCTTCCATTTCCCGTTCCGCAGGAGAAGGAATTCTTAGCTCCTCTTGTCCTGTAGATGTGTCC